TACGACGCCAGCGCCGCCATCGTGCTGGCCACCAAGGCCCAGAACGCACTGGCCAGCGCCAGCGACTTTGTGATCGACAGCCACACCATGTTTGAGCTGGCCAGCGAAGACCTCATGCAGGTCAAAGGCCTGCAAAAGGAAGTCGAAGCCAAGCGCACTAGCATCACCGGCCCGCTCAACCAGGCAGTGAAGGCCGTGAACGATCTGTTCCGCTCGCCCAAGGACTACCTGGACAAGGCCGAAGCCACGCTGAAGCGCGCCATGGTGACTTGGACCACTGAGCAAGAGCGCCTGGCCGCCATCGCACGCGCCGAAGCCGAAGCCGCTGCACGCGCCGAGCGTGAGCGCCTGGCCGCCCTGGAGCGCGAGCAACAGGAAGCCGCACGCAAGGCACAGGAAGAAGCCCAGGCCGCTGCCGGTGACCAGGAAGCCGCACAGCGCGCCATGGCCGAAGCCGAGGCCGCCCAGCAACAGGCCGCCGTCACTGCCATGACTGCCCAAGTGGTGACCATGGCCCCAGTGGTCGAAGCGCCCGCCAAGGTGACCGGCATCAGCGGCCGCGTGACGTACAGCGCCGAAGTCACAAACCTGCTGGAGCTGGTGCAGGCCGTCGCGGCCGGTACCGCACCGCTCGAAGCACTGCAGGCCGACACCAAGTTCTTGGGCGCGCAGGCCCGTGCATTCAAGAAGGCTGGCCAGCTTTACCCCGGCGTCATGGCCGTGGCCGAGCGCAGCATCGCGGCCCGCGCTGCCTGAAGGACAACACCATGAAGCAGACGCAAACCCAGTGGATTCTGGCCAGGCTTCAACAAGGACCAATCACCGCCATGGACGCGCTGGACGGTTGCGGATGCTTCCGACTGGCCGCGCGCATCGCTGACTTGCGCCAGGCCGGGCACCACATCGAAACCGAAAACCGCACGCTGGCCAACAACAAGACCATCGCCGTGTACCACCTGAAAGAGAAAGAAACAGCATGAGCCTCAACCAAGCCCAAATCATCGGCTACCTGGGCAAGGACCCGGAAGTGCGTTACCTGCCCAGCGGCGAAGCCGTGGCCAACTTTTCAATCGCCACCAGCGAGAAGTGGAAGGACAAGGCCACTGGCGAGCCGCGCGAAGAAACCGAGTGGCACCGCATCAGTGTCTTTGGCCGCCTGGCTGAAATCGTTGGCGAGTACCTGAAGAAGGGTTCGCTGGTGTTCGTGCAGGGCAAGCTGAAAACCCGCAAGTACACCGACGGCCAAGGCATCGAGCGCTATTCCACCGAGATTCGCGCCGAGACCATGAAGATGCTGGGCGGCCGCCAGGATGGCGAACGCAGCGCACCGCCCGCACAACGTCCGGCCGCACCCCAGCGCCAGCAAGCCCCGGCCGCCGCGCCGTCAGGCTTTGACGACATGGACGACGACATCCCATTCTGAAAATTCCCCTCAACCAACTGAAAGCAACTATGACCGACCAATCCATCGAACAAGAAATCCAGGCCAAGGGCAAGACCGCCCCGCGCATCACGCCCGCCGACATCGAGGCGAACATTGCCAGCGAGCATTACTTCACGGCCCGAGATGGCCGCCGTGGCGCGCTGCATGAAGAAACGTATGTGGGCCGCGAGCAGCCGCAGGAGCGTAACGCCGACCTGCTGCCGCTCGAACTACTAACCTTCTGCGTGCTGGTGCTGCGCAACGGCTTCACCGTCACTGGTGAGTCGGCCTGCGCAAGCCCCGAGAACTTTGACGCCGAGATCGGCCGCTGGATCGCGCGCCAGAACGCGGTGCAGAAGATTTGGCCACTCATGGGCTATGAACTGCGCAGCAATTTGTCTTCGGAAAACAGCAAGGCCAAGTAATGACCGAAGGCACGCCCATTTACACAGAGTCTGCCTACAGAAACGGGCAGATGAAGGCGCGTGGCGCAATCGTGGCTGACTTCCTGACAGAGATTCAGTCCATTGAAAGCCAAGTGCTGCGCAACGCCGTGCTGTACCACCCAGACATGAAGTTTCATGACAAGCCCCAAGAATTCCGCGATGGTTTTCTTGCTGCGCTCCAGTACATGCGGGTGAAGTTTGAAGGCAACCACCACGGAGCAACCAAGGAAGCAAAACGACTGATTGGGAAAGCTACCAGTCAAGCCTTTGCGCTGGCGCAATGCGCCAACTTTTTGCTGGAACTGGCGCAGGAGAATGAAGAAGGCGAAGCACCATGACAACAACATGCGACCGATGCGGGGAAGTGAACCCCGCCGACATTCACACATGCACGCCCGCAGCACTTTTGCAGGAGCCGGTAATTGGCACCAAGACGTGGTTTGATCCTACTGACGGAAAGGTTGTCACGCAGCACCTGCACCGATCAGACGTTTACGCTGCACAGCCAGCACCTGTGCAGGAGCCTGACCCATGCCCTGGGTGTCGCAAAGGTGGAGTGTGCAGAACGCCAAAATGTGGAAGGCTGAAACTGCCGACTGACCACCCCTATCGCACCACCACACCAGCAGCACAGCAAGCAGTGCCGCAGGTTTATGGATGGGTTCGCATGAACGGGCACTTCAACAGCGGCGTGTTTCACCTTGGGCGCACTTGCCCGCCTGGATGGGTCGGCGGTGCAGAGCCTGTTTCGTTGATCGTTGCACCAGAGGAAGGCGGTGCAGCATGATCACATCCCTTGCACTGATGTCCATTTACAAAGCCCCGGCCATTCCCCTGGCCGAGGTTTGCGAGCGATATTTCAGCCTGTCCTATGACGAAGCGCTGAAGAAGGCCGCGCGCAATGAGCTGCCGGTACCGGCCTTTAGGTTGACCACCAGCCGCAAGGCCCCCATGATGGTCAGCGCTGAAGCCCTGGGGGACTGGATCGACAAAACGGAAGCCGAGGCCAAGGCTCTGTGGCAAAGGAGCCAGGTGTAATGCCGCGCCCAACAATCATCCAGACCTTGGACACCATCATGGCGCGCACCGACGAAGTGGGCGACTGCCTGGAGTGGCAGGGCATGATCAGGAACGGCACGCCACTGATCCGCATTGCGCGGAAGATGCACACGGTCCGCCGTGTCATCCGCGACATGCTGGGCAATCCGGCCGCTGAAGGCAACTACCTGGCACCGGCCTGCCAAAACCCTAAGTGTGTGAAGCCCGACCACATCATCGAGCGCACCAAATCCCAGCACATGAAGCGCATCGGCCACATGGTGGACCACAACCACCCGATCAGGATTGCCAAGCTGCAGAAGGCCAAAGCGCACCAGCGAGTCGTGAGCGCTGCAGGCCTGGCCATGATCCGCACCGACGACCGCAAGGCCGAAGACGTGGCCCGCGAGCTGGGCGTCAGCAAAAGCCTGGTGAAAAAGATCAGGCGGGGCGAGGCTTACCGCGAGGTCAACGCGGCCATCAATCCGTTCGCCGGATTGATGCGTTGATGCACTTCAGGCCTTGGCCAGGCCCATGTATGCACGTTTCAGTGCATCACTGAAGGCGGTACCCGAAAAAAACCCAGTGTTTATGCGGCCTCTGGGCGTGCGTGCGTCCAGTCCATCATGGGGGCCACGCATACCCGCCAAGGGCTGTATTCCGCCCTAAGTTGTTGATTTTGGCTAGGTTCTGTCAATTTCTGGCCCTGTGTTCGCTGCCCGATTTCCGGGCGTTTCGGTGCATTTCCGGGTATTTCCTGGCGTCGAGTGCATCAAATGGTGCATCATACGGGTGCTGATGCACCGCCTTTCTGTCTGTCTGGTGCATCAAGAAAGGAACCCCCAACATGGCATCCATCCAGCAGCGCGGCGACGTGTTTTTCGCCCAGGTCCGCATCAAGAAAGCAGGCGTCATTGTATTCAGCGAGTCCAAGACCTTCCCCACCGAGGCCATGGCCAAGTCGTGGGCCGAGCGCCTGGAAGACAAGGTGCGCAAGGACGGCGCGCCCACCCGGTCCATGACCGTGGGCGAGCTGATCCGCGAGCATTTGGCCTACCAGCAGAAGCTCAGGCCCTTGGGCCGGTCCACCATCCACAACCATGAGACCACCGCCCAGGCCTTCAACAAGATCAACCTGCATGAGCTGACGGCCAAGGACATCACGGATTTCGTTATCCGGCGCAAGCATGAAGGCGCTGGCCCGGCCACGATCCTGTCCAACTTGTCGCCCTTGTCGTCGGCCGTGCACGCGGCACCCTATGCCCACGGCATCCAGGTGGACCCGCTGCCGGTGGACTTGGCCATCAAGAAGCTGAAGGAAGCCGGGGCCATCGGCAAGTCGCGCGAGGTGATCCGCCTGGTGGACGATGAAGAAGAAGCCGCCTTGCTGGCCGAATTCGAGCGGCGCAACCTGCATCACCAGACTGAAATCAACATGGTGCTGGTCTACAAAATGGCCATCGCCCTGCCCCGCCGTGCTGGCGAGCTGACGCGCATTCGCTGGGCCGACGTGGATTACAAGCGCAAGACCGTGGTGATCCGGGACGTGAAGCACCCGCGCAAGAAGATCGGCAACGATCAGACCGTGCCCTTGCTTGGCCAGGCCTTCACGTTGTTGGACCAGATACCGAAGCTCGGTGAATTCATTTTCCCGTACAACACGGACAGCATGACGGCCGCCTTTGAGCGTGCGCGTGATCGCATCGCCGTCACCGGCCTGCCGCGCATCGCAGACTTGCGTTTCCACGACTTGCGCCACACGGGCATCACGCAACTGTTTTGGGCCGGGCTGAAGATTGAGGAAGTCGCCCAGGTGTCAGGTCACACCAACTGGGCGCAGCTCAGGCGGTACACGCACATCCGGCCAGAGGATGTGCACCGCCGATGGGATGCGCTGCAGGGTTGAGGGTGGCGGATTCCGACTATGCCGAAGCACATCCGCCTGCGGTATCGGCTCCGGCCATGACCAGGGCCGCCCTGGCAGGTTCCCGCGCTGGTATTTCCGCCCCAGCGCCCCGCGTGGCTTTCGCGGGCATGAAGGCGGATCGCTATTTCTTCAGGGCCTGAGCGATGCTGGGCGCGACTTTCTCGACTGAGCGGCCAACGACATAACCGCCCAGGCCAAACTCCACGATTCCCCACAGCTTCAGGTATTCGGCTTCGGACAAGTTGGGAGCGGCCCAGCCAAACCAGCGGGCCACGATCAGGCCACCAAACACCAGCATCAGCAGCGGCCGCCAGTTGGCAGCCAGCCAGTGCGTGCTGGCCGCTTCTGTCTTCACGATGTCGGCCTGCGCCATGAACACGGCCAGGAAGGTCTGCACCTTCTGGCGCTCGGCTTCGCCAGCGTCTGGCCAAAACTTGTCAATCAGTGTCTTGCCAGCGTCCAGCGCGGCGGTCAGTGGATCGAGTGCCATTTATGCGTACTCCCAAATGACGTTCTGGGCCAGGCCAGGGGCACCAATGCCCAGGTGAATGAAGGTCTTGGCGATGCCAATGCGGTTGACGCCATGCTTGAGCGCCAGGCGCACCAGCTCGAAGCGCTCGCCGCTTGACGTGCAAGCGATGTCGGCGCACGCGCCCTTGGTGTGTTCGCCCGTGGTGTGGCCCTTCCTGGCCTCGACGGGGTGCGTCCAGTGGCGGTATCCGCTGGTGATCGCCATTGGTTTGGCGTAGTCGGTGCGGATCGCCTGCAGCACCGCCATGAACTCGGGGTTCATGTGGCACTGGCCGGTGTGCTTGCAGCGGAATTCAGATTCCGTGAAGTTGGGGTATTGCGTCCAATCCATGAGGGCATCCTTCAAACGATGCCCCCATTTTTCGGTCAGTCAGTGCATGCGGCGGATTTTTATTCCTCGTCGTCCAAGGCGTCCGACATCACGCGCACGCGGCGCTGGCGCAGGGCCTTGAGCTGTTCGGCCTTGGCATCGCCGTCGTCGTCGCGCTCCATCTGGCGGCGGATTTCGCCGTTGATCTTGCGCACTGACTTTTCAGCGCGGGAAAACTCCAGCATCTGCTTGCGGCCCTTGGCCTCGTCACCGTCGCCCAGCTCTTTCGCCACTTCTTTGGCCAGGTCCATGCGGCCCTGCTTGATGTAGTAGTCGAACTGGGTTTTGGCATCGCCCGCGCGCTTGCGGTCGTCGTAGTAGGCGCGCTCGCGTTGCTGGTCGTCGTTGGCACCGTAGAAGCGGCTGGCCAATGGCACACGGTTCACGGTCAGCTCTTTGCCACGGGCACCGGCCTGGGTCGCGTCAATGGCCTGGTCCAGCGTGCGGCCAGGGCCACCGGTCAGCGTGTAAAAGACGTGCTTCATGATGTCGGGCTCGATGTTGACCATGCCCGGCTTCACCTTGTCGCCACCGCTCATGTCGTTGAGCATGCGCGATGCGCCTTTCCACACGTCCGGCGTGCTTTCAAAGTAACGGGTGTAGGCGGGCTTGGGGTCGGTCTTGCCGAAGCGGTCGGCCGACTTGTAAACCGGCGCGCCCGTGAATGACTTGTTTTCAGTGAGCTGCACCACGGGGTCCAACACACTGGGCGCGATCAGTTGGCCAGTGGAAGCCGCGGCACCCAGCGGGCTGAAGGCGTCCAGGAAAATGCCCGCGATGCTCCAGCCGTATTCCGAAGCGTTGCGCGCGTCGTCGCGGTTGATCGCGTCGGACATCAGGCGTCCAGCGTTGTGGAAAACGTGGGGGCCCAATGGCAGCGGCACCTTGACGTATTCGCCTGGCCGCATGGGGTTCATGAAAATCCAGTTGCGCGACTTCTCAAACTCGGGGATCAAGTCGTACCGGTTGCGCTTGGTCTCGTCGTCGTCACCGGCCGCCATGCGGTTGAGCATGTCCAGCATGAAGCCCATGACCGCGATGCCACCGACGGCCGCCTGTGCGGTCTTGCTGGTGGCAGCGGCCTGCAGCAGGCGCGCGGTGCCCTGCACGCTGGCATTGAAGAACATGTAAAGCGCATTGATCGGCGGGGTCAGATTGCCCTTGCGGTTGAAGTTGACCGTGATGTTTTTGGCGATGCTGGCCGACTTGGCAGTCGATGCGCCACCTTCGCGCGCGGCCTGGAATACCGACAAGCGCACCGCGTTTTCGATGATGTCGTTGTAGTCGTCCACAAACTCCAGGGTCAGGCGGGCCAGGCGGCGCGGATCGGCCTTGCCTTGCTGCATGCGCTCGACTTCGGTTGTCAGGTCCTTCATGCGGGCGTCCGAATTGTCGAAAGCCTGCATGTAGCCAGTGGTGCCGCCAGCTTCCTGCATTTCCTTGGCGAAGCGGGCCCATTGGCCGGTGCCTTGTCCGCGCACGACGGCGTGCATGCCCTTGAAGGCCTTGGGCAGGTTGGCCATGACCTGGCGCTGCAGGCCTTCGGCCTCGGTGCCTTCCAGGTTGATCATTGCGCCCTGCACGTCGCGGGCAAAGTTGGTCAGCCAGAACAGCGGATTGCGCTGGGTCAGCAGCGAAGCCAAGAACCGGGTGCCCTTGTTGGCCACTTCCAGAATCTTGTTCATCGGCGCGATGTCCAGGTTCTTCATGGCCTTGGCCACCGCCACGGCGCGCTCGTTCTTCTGATTGAAGACAATGAAGTGTTCCTGGCCGTAGTCCTTCACCATGATCACGTTGTCAGCCGTCTGATACAGCGGGTCCACGGCGTTGCGCTCCACCAGGCCGGTGTCCTTGTTGATGCGCGGCTTGGTCGGTGCCTTGTCCACAGTCCAAAAATCCGGGTTCGGATACTGGCGGGCCATGGCCAGCAGCGAGCGGCCCACGGTGGCCTTCTCGGCGCGGATGGCGGCGGTCTCAGCCTGGGCCACGATGTTGGCCAGGATGTTCACCACTTCCTTGTTGGAGCCCACGGCGCGCTTGGACTCAGGGCCGCGCACGCTGAAGCCCATGCCCTTGGGCGTGCCGCTTGAGCCAATGTCACGCTGCAGCGGCACGTAATGCTTGTAGGCGGCTTCCCATGCGGACACCACGCCTGCGTCTTCCAGTCCGTCGGCCACCAGGTCGGTGCGGGTGTTGGTCAGCAACTGGTCCACATCCTTGGCGATCAGCGCCAGCGCCTTGTCCTTGCCTGCGGTCGTGAAGTCGGCCATCACCTTGGCCGCCTCTTGGTTGCTCATGCCGGACAGGGCTTCGTTGTTCTTCATGTCCGGGTTGATCGCCTTCATGGCCGCGTTGCGCTCGGGCGCGTGGCGGGCGTGCAGGTACAGGTTTACGTCGTCCATGGTGACGCCGACGTTCTTGCCTGCCACGGCGATCTTGGCCAGGATCGGCTCCACGCTGTCCTTGTAGATGGACTCCACGCGAGCGGCCACCTTGCCGTGGTAAAGCTCCTCGTTCAGGTAGGCGTCGGCGTCTTCGTTCACCTTGCCGAAGCGCTCGGCAATCGAATCGCGCACGCGCTTCATGTCGATCTTGTTGTTCTGGATCGCGCGGATGGCGTTGTCCATGGTGCCGGGCTCGGGCACGGTCCAGGTGTTGGTGGCGCTTTGCACTCCGTTGGCGTTGATGTCTCCCAGCACGTCGTCGCGGCCTGAAAGCATTTTGTCGGTCAGGCGCTCGCCAGTGCCGTTCAGCACTGCCTGCAGGCCGCGCAACACGGGCGCATCGGATGCCAGGCCCAGGGCGCTTTTCACGTACTGCAGCATGTCCGTCAGCCAGCGTTTGGCCTTGCCCACCCAGGACCCTTCCACCGCGTAGCGTTTGGCTAGGATGTCGCTGGCGTTGACCGCCCAGAATTCGCTGGCGTTGTAGAGCTGGTAATGGTCCTCGTACTTCAGGCCGCCATCGGAAAAGCCATCGCGCACGCGCTGCATGGCCTTCATGTCACCGGCCTGCGCCAGCAGCATGTCCTGCAGCAGCGCGCGGGTCTTCTCGTCGGCTTTCTGGTAGGCCTTGTCCCAGGCCTTTTGATAGGCCTTCAGGATGCCGTTTTGAACGTCGGTCGGCATCATGCGCTCGGTGTGGTGCAGGATTTCGTGCACGGCCGTGGTCTCTTGCGCCGCATCCTTGAACAGGCGCATCACACGGCTGGCGGGGTTGTAGTCGCCCGCTGTGCCGCGCTGGTTCTCGGGCTGTTCGCGCACGCTGATGCCCAGGTCTTCGGCCAGCGCCGGATTCTTGGCCAGCGCCCACAAGGCGAAGTCCACCGTGTCCGCGTCCAGCTCGCCCTTGCGCTTGGCGCGGATCAGGCGCTCGGTGATCCAGTCGGGGCCACGCTCGCGGCCCTTGATGATCGAGCGGTCCAGGCGCGTTTCGTTGCGCTGTTCGATCTGGTCGATCAGGGCCTGCACGCCTGCGCGGTACTCGACTTCGCTGATCTTGCCGTCGCTCATGCGCTTTTCCAGCGCTTTGAGTTTGGCCAGGACGTTGGCGCGCGGGGCTTCTGGCAGGCGACTGATTGGACCGTCTTTCTGCAGGCCGGTGATGTCGTACAGCATCACGCCCTTGTCGGTCTCGCGGGTCTCGACGGTCTGGAAAAAGTGATCAAAGCCCGCGCGGATTGCGGGAATTTCGCCCGCCGTCGGATACGGGTAGCTGTCGTCCAGCTCGAAGCCAATGGCCTCGGCGGCCTTCCAGGTCTCCGGGTCCACGATGTTGGCCAGGTAGTCGTTGGATGCGTCCTGGTCCTGCAGCTTGGAAATCAGGTAGGACTCAAACGCACGCGCCGACATTTCCGGGTCGGTTGTCCAGTATTCCTTGGTGCGCTTGGCGTCAAGCTTGGACGAACGGGCCTTGATGGCGGTCTCGCGGATTGCCTTCATCACTGCGCCGAAGGCCTGCACCATTTCCTTGCGCACCGCGCCCTGGTGCACGAAGTTGGAACCACGCGCGGCCAGCGACACATCCAGCGCGTCGGTCATCATGCCGTCGCCCTTGGAGCGCATGCGCGAGAAATAATTGTCCAGGGCGTGCCACCACTCATGCCCCAGGCTGCCAGCGCCTGATTTCTTGGTCAGGTTGATCACAACTTTGCTGCGCTCGTAGTGCGCGGCGGCCGGGTTTACACCGCCGCCACCACGGGCACCGAAGGCCAGGCCCAGCTCGCCATTCAGTGAAATGGCTTTGGGCGGGATGCCCAGCACGGCGGCCATGTCCATCAGCGCATCGAATGCGTCGTTCAGGTCTTTCTGACGGCGGCCCTGCTCCACCCAGTTGCCAAACTCCACGCCACGGAAGCCGAAGGTCTCGCCAAACATTTGCGGCGTCACGTCCTGGCCGTTGCGCATGTCCTCGCCCACGCGCGGCTCGTTCGTGTCGCGGCGCTCTTGCGGGATTTCCTTGGCCTTTTCCAGACTGGCCACCAGCTCGGCCTGCTTTGTGGCCTTGTGTTCGCGTGCCGCCTTGACGTTCTCGAATGGTCCGGCCAGGTCGATGTAATTGCGGCCCATCTTCTTGCCGATGAAATAGCCGTCTTGGCCGCGCTTGGAATAGATGTCGAACGTGACTTCTTTCTTGGCCGCCGGGTTGATGTTCAGGCTGTTGTACTTTTCCTTGAAAGCCTGCAGCGCTTCTTCCTTGGTGAAGCCCATGGCAAGCTGGCGCGGCCAGTTGCTGAAGGCGGTGGCTGCGGCTTCTTTCTCGACGGTCCAGATCACCTTGGCTGGCTTGTATTCAATGCCGTTGTGGACCGAATATTCGCCAGAACTCAGGCGCACGCCATCGAGCGATTGGCGATGTCCCACCAGCATGTAAAGCTCGACGCGACCAGCGACATTGCGCAGGCCCTGGCTGGTGAACTGGTACATCAACTGCTTGGCGCGCTCGACATTGAGCGAGCCGTCCATCAGCTTCTTGGTGGTGTCGCGCAGCAGGCGCACCTGCTCGGACCAGCGTTTTAGCTTCCAGGACTGCCGGGGCTTGGTCGGGATTTCGTCACGCGCAGCATGTGCAAAAGCCACCGTCCACGGATCGGCACCGCCGTCCAGCAATGCCTGGTAGTCGGGCTGTGGCCAGATTTTTGACAGCGGCTGATTGGCGATGTCATCGTCTGCAACATCGTCCAGTTGGTCTTTGAAGGATGTCCAGACATCCTTGCGCGCGCCGCCGATCTTCTCGCCAAAGTCCTCGATCTTGCTGCCGGGGGTCTGCTTGCGCGGTGCGCGGGGTGCTGGCTCGGTGGCTTCCGGCTGTGTGTCCTGCGTGGTGTCTTCGGCGGGCGCGCTGAAAATGTCGCGCTGGCCACGCGCGGCGGCCACGTCTGCGTCACGGTTGCTGCCGGTCAGGGTGAAGTCATCGCGCTGGGCGTCGGCCTGGGCGCGTTGCTCGGCTTCGCGGTCTTGCTGCTGGCGCTCTTGCTCGGCTTGTTCGAGCTTGGCCAGGCGGTCTTCGATTTCCTGCGGGGTGTAGCTGGTCAGTCCTTCTTCGGGCTGGGCTTCAGTTTGCCCTCGCGCTTGGCCTTGTTCACCATCATCTTGGCCAGAATCTCGATTGCTTCCGGGCTGGGTTGCTTGGGCGATGGCTTCGGTAAGGGCTTGCTTGGCGATTTCATTGTATTGGTCCTGTGTGGCTTGGGTGTTGGCGCGGATGATCGGATCAAGAATCTCGTCCTTGTCGATGCCCAAGGCTTCCAATTGTGCCGCCAGTGCATACACCTCGGCTTGCAGCTCTTGGTCGGCTTCCCAGAATCCGGTGCCGTCGCTGTCGTCTTCCAGGAAACCAGCATCGGCCAGCGGGTCGAACGGGTCGAAGTCGTCGGCTTGCGCGGCTTCCTGCTGCGCGGCCAGGTAGTCCTCAAACTGTGCTTCACGCTCGGATTCTGCGACTTGCTCCCAGCCTTCGGGCGTGTACTGCGGTTCGTTGATGCTGCGGCGGATGATGTCGTAGGCGGTGTTGTGCAGCTCGTCGTCGATGTAGCCCGCCTCCTTCAGCTTCTCGGCGGCTTGCTCGATGGTCATGCCCTTGCCGGGACCGGCGTAGAGCCAGCGGTTGCCGATCTTGACGTTGCCCTCGATGCCCAGGTCGGACTGCACGGAACGGCTCAGGCCGCCTTCTGCGGCGATGAACTCATGCACCGCCATGGGGGCGTTGTTGCCCGTGCTCATGCCACGGATGCGCTTCGCGGCTTTGGCTTCGGCGGCCAGTTGCGCGGGTGTCTTGTCGGCCAGGGCAAAGCCACCAGGCACGGACACCACGCGCATCATGGGCTGCAGCTTCTTGGCCTTCTGTGCGGCCAGCTTGGTCTTGAACGGCTTGCCGCCGTCGGCCATGGGCACGTTGTCCACACCCAGGCGCTGCGGCCCTGCCGGGGTCTTGCCTTCATTGGTGAGGGAAACATCGGCCGGTTGCGCTGTGATAGCAGGGGCCTGTGCTGGCGCTGGTTGTGGCTGGGTTTCCGTTTTCGGCTGTGATGCCAGGCGCGCGCGGATTTCCTCTTTCAGGTCCTGCTGGAATTTCTGTTCCAGGTCTTGGCCAATGGCGCTGACCAGGCCGGGCTCGGGTGTTGGGTTGACGCCCTGGCTTGAAATGGCCGTGGGCTGCCAGCCTGTGCCCATCAGGCGCTGGATCAGGTCGCTGGGCGAAGGCGGTACCGGGCCGGGCTCGGGCGCTTGCTGTCGCATCTCGATGGCGCGCTGCACGTCGGGCGTCAGGCCAATGCTGGCCAGGCGGTCGGCCAGCTCTTGCTGGGCCAGTTGCTCGTCGGGCGACATCGCGCGCACGTTGCCGGTGGGATCGGCCACCATGGTGGGCTGCGGGTTGCGCACGGCCGGATCAAAGCCCAATGCCAGCGGATCAGGTGCGGGCTGCGGTACCGGCGCGGGGGCCTGGCGCTCTGGCATGCGGTCAAAGATGCGCGCGACGGTTTGCTGCACCGTCTGAGGCGTTGGCGCATCGGCCACGTCTTGCGCGGCCTGGTCAATGGCGGCCGCGATCTGGCGTTCAATGCTGCCCTGGCCCACGTTGGCCAAGTTGGTGGACACGTCGGACACGCCACCGACACCCAGGCCGATCATGCCGCCGTACAAGCCTTGCTTGCCCATGGTGTTGGAGTCGATGGCCTCGTTCTTGGCCACTTGCTTGCCGACGTAGTTGGACGATTCTTCGCCACCTTCTTGCAGGAATTCCTTGCCGCCCGTTTGGACGGCGGATTTGCCCATGGCCAGCGCACCGCGCACACCGGTTTCACCGGCCAGGCGACGGGCCACGACGCCCTCAGCGCCACCCCCCAGCAACTTGCCCAGCACCAGCGAAGCCGCGCCGCTGATCCCTGCGCCCTTGTAGCGGTCGGCCATGTCCTGGCCTTCTGTGTCCACAAAGGTCTCGGCCGCGTTCTGTGCTGCGCCGGTTGCGATGGATGTGCCCGTGGCCACCGCGCCAGGCGTTGCGCCTGCGAGCGATGGCAGCACCTTGGCTGCGGCGGGCAGCAACTTGGTGGCACCGACGGCCAGGCCTGTGGGCAGGAACATCGAGCCCACGGTGGAAATGGCCGCGTCACCGGCTGCGCGGGGGTTGCGCATGACGACGCCAGGCAAGTCGGTGATGCCGACGTTCTTATCCTGCAGCGCTTGGTTGACGTTGGCCTTCTGAGCCCGCATCGCGTCGGATGCGATCAGGTCATCAAAGGATTCCATGCCGCGCTTCATGGCGTTGGATGTGTCCACGCCAATGCGGTCACCGGTCACCAGTCGGCCAATGTCGGCCACGCCTTTGACGGCCGTGGGGCCGATCTTCAGCAAGGCGGATGTGATGTCTCGAAGGTTGTCTGTCCAGCTCGCGGCGGGCTGGGTTTTCGTCTTGCCTTCGAGCTGGTCTAACAGCGATGAATCTGTCACCGGTTTCAGACCCGGCGCTTGTTGATTCAGTTGTTCAAGGATTGTCGGGTCTGAGACTGGTTTCATCTGGCGTTACTTTTCATACCATTGGCCATTGACCTTGACGTAGGTTTTCGCACCTATGGTCTTGGTTTCCTGGGGCATTGTTTCGCCAGTCTTTGCAGGTGCCGGATTTTTGTTTCCAGTGCCCGTGATGCCTCGGCGCGCCAAGCGCTTGGTGACTTCGGCGGTGATGGTGGCCTCGTCTGCGCCGGGCATTTCCTTCTCGACGGCCGCGATGATGGCGTTGCGCGTCTTGGCGTTGGTCGCGTCCACGCCGGTGCCTTTGGTTGGTGCCACGCCAATGGTGCGCGGATCGCCACGGGTGGGCAGTGCTGTGATGCTGGCCTGGCCGGTCTCGTCGTCCACGATGGTCACCGGCTTGTCCAGGCCGCTCACGACGCGATCACGGCGGGCGTTGCTCAGGCCTGCGGATGCGTTTGCCGATCCGGCTTGCGCCACGTTCTCGGTGGCCTTGGATTGCTCAACGATGCCGAACAACTTGGCCAGCACGGGGTTGGCCTCGAACTGGCCACCGGTCAGCGCGTTGAGCGAATACCCGGTGTTGTTCACATTGTCGAATGGAGCCTTACCGCTGGTGGCGAAGTACGCCTGCGACGTGGGCAGGGCCAGGCGCGCGTTGGCAATCACGGCCGCGCGGTCGCGCATGGTTTGCTCTGTCTCGCCAGCCTTGGCCATTTGCTGCACGTTGCTGCCGGTGCCGATGGCCTTGTCGTAGGCGGCAATGGCGCGGGCGATGGTGCCCAGCTTGTTCGTGTCCACGGGTGGCGGAAGGACCGGGCCCACACCGTCGGCGGGCGTGTCGTAGCTCGGGCCAAAGCTGCCGGTCTGAAAAAACTTTTCGATCACCGGGCGCGTGTCCAGCGGCACCTGGTTCTCGATCAAAGCCGTGCGCATGGGGTCCTTTTGCAGGCCCAGCTTGTACTCGTCCAGCGCTGCGTCAGCGTTGTACTTGCGCGCCGCTGCCTGGGCTTGGCCAAGGCGTGCGGTAGTGGTCATGGCGTCCATTTCGCCCTGCTGGCGGTACTGGTCGCCCAGTGCGTAGGCCTTGAAGATGTTGCCAATCCCCTGGCCAGCGGCTTGCGCGCCGCCTGCGTCAAGTGTGAATTTCATTTGCCGAAGGCCCTCACGAAGTTGTTGAAGCCATCGCGCATGCCTGGGGTGCCACCTGTCCAGCCTTTGCTGGCGTTCAGGGTGGCAATGGGATCAGCCGATGCGTTGGCTGCGTTGATTTCGGCCGGTGTGACGGCGGAACCGCCGCCGCTCATCATTCCGGCCGTGCCTGCGGACTGCAGAAGTTGGCCAAGGAACACTTGGCCAGGGTCCACCAGGCCAGCTTGCTGGATGGCGATGTTGTCGGCACCAGACTGGCCGCGCGAAAAACTGGCCAGGCGGTCCACGTCCTGTCCGGTGTCCATCAGGCGGATGCCCTCGTTCATGCGCAGGCGTCCGGCGCTGGTGGTCTTGCCCAGCAAGCGGGCCAGTTGCTCGGCTTGCTTGACGGTCTCCAGGTCGCTCTTGGCTTTGGCGGTCGTGTAGTCGCCCGACACGTTGCCTTGCGTTGTGCTTTGCTGGGCGCGGATCGCCTGGCTTTCGCTCACGGGCTGTATCAGCGACTGCTCGATGTCGGCCGCCAGTTGTTCCTGCTCGGCCGCGCGCTTGGGCGTTTCGTAGGTCTTAGCCGTTCCCATGGCTTTGGCCTCGGCTTCCATCTGCAGCTTGCGCTGGGATTCCAGGCTGGCCGCGATTTCACGCTGCTGGCGCTCTTGTGCATCGGTCGATGCTTTGTATTGCATCCCCGCCCCGGCGACTGCCGCGACGAGGGCCGCTATGGTGAATGGGTCCACAGTCTCACCTCCTTAAATCATTGACCTTGGTAGGTCGTGCGTGGTGAAGACACGCCCGTCCATTCCTGGCCGTATTGCATGCCGGTTTGTCGGCCTTGGTTGACCTGGTTGGCCAGATACGCCTGGCTCAAGTCATCGAAAAGGCGTCCGACGGTGGAGCCAGCGCGCGCCGATGCGGCGTTCGCTGAGTTGACTTCCAGGCCCTTGAGTGCCTGCTGTGCCGCCGTGCCGGTGTCGATGCCGGACTGAGCCAGGCTAATCAGGTTGGAGCGGGTGCGTTCGTCCTGCGTCTTCAGGTCGGCCGCTGCCTGGTCGGCAATGCCGCCCGCGCGCATCAGGCCTTCATTGGTGCGACGGTCCAGGTCGGCCACGCTGTCCACGTTGACCGATCCGCCCAACAGGCCGGTGCGAGCCAGGCCAAAGCGGTTGACGCGCTCGGCCTCGGCTGCCTGGCGGTCCACTTCGCGCTTGTTCAGGTCATAGACCGCCGTTTTCTGGTCGGCATACAGCTTGTCGCGCGAGTTGGCCGGGTCGCCTGCTTCCCAGTATTCCTCGGTGATTGTTTCCGGCTGAAGCTGATCAAGCAGGCCTTCAAACATGCTGCCGTTGTTCACCCTTGCCGGGTTTGCAACTTGCCGCGTCTTCTTCACTTGGTTGTTGAAGATCGCATTGATTTCAGCCGTTGCCGCTTGGATGCGCGCCTGACGGGCTGCCTCTTGCTCTCGGGCTGCTGCCCCTGGATCACCACCACCACCGCCGCCCATATCAGACTCCTTCCATACAAAACGTGGCCCCGCATCGCGTGAAGCCCAGTCGGTCATACAAGGCCTCGGCGGTTCTGCTTCCAGACACCACACCAGGCCGAATTTGTTTTGCACCGGCCAACTTGGCCCAGTGCACGAATGCCTTGACCAGCCGCACCACCAACAGGCTGCCGCGATGGTCCGGGTGGACAAACAGGGCCAAGTCGTTGGCCACCATGTCATTGCCGAACCAGCTTTGCGTCACCATGCCCGCCATGCCGCCGATCACTTCCCCATTTGTATCCTCAGCCACCACCACAAACTGACTTTTGTTCATCAGGTCGCTGATCGTTTCCTTCACGCGGTCCACGTCGTAGTCCATGGGGGCGAAGCTCGATTCATCGTGCATGACCCGGCCCAGCACCACGATGGCGGGCAGGTCGTCAGGGGTGGCCATGCGTAAATTCACACCGGCCCCAGCACGTCGTAATAAATCGTCACCGCGTCAACGCGGAACGGCTTGTTGTCGAAGTTGCGAAAGCGCAGGGCGAATTCGGTACCGGTGCACTCCACCGGAATCATTCCGCCTGGTCGGGTGTTGCCCTTGACTTTCACCGCTGGGGTGAAGGCGTCCGGGTCGCGCACGTCGAAGCCCACGGAAAACTCGCAACGTCCATCCACCACCACGTCGGCCCCGGTGATGCGCTTGAGCATGCCGGGCGTCTTGAAGTTCATGTAAGGCAGGTCAATCAGGACTTCAAACTGCGTGCCGTCGTCCGTGCTGACTGCTTCATCCAGCTTGTAAACCGAATCACCGGACCGGATGTAAAGCTCCTGGCCAAGTTCTGCGAAGGCGTCCACGCTCTTGCTCAGGAAATACTGACTCCAGGCCGCGATCTTGGCGCTGCGGCTGATCGAATAGACGAACAGGCGGTTGCCAATGGCGCACACGTACTGGCCGGTACCGTAGAAATAGAAGCTGCGCGGGTTGACTCCGGCCACCTTGGTCTCGGGTCGCACCAGGGCGTCAATGGGCGAGCCCACATCCACGTCGGCCAGGTTGTTGGTCAGTTGCAGCGTGGTGATGGAGCGGAACCCGTAGTCGCTCAGGAAATACAGGTCACCGGCTACGTTGGACACGGTGCGCGGGAAACTGGTACCGACGTTCTCCACGATGGTGTCCAGCTTCATGTTGGTGGGGTCCGGGTCCACGGTCCACACTTGCGCGCCATCCTTGGACAGTGCCACCAGCTTGCTCTGGTAGATGCCCAGGGCGTTGGTAGAGCGGTCGCCGCGCGAGTTCAGCCCGGTGGGCAAGAACCCGGCATCGTTGGCCGTGGTCCAGTCGCGCGGGTTGCCGGTCTTGCAAAAGCGCACCACGTCGCCGCTGCCAGCGCCAGCCGCAAAAATCTTGCTGGCCAGCTTGATCACGGCCTTGGTGTCTGGACAGTTGGCGTCTGCAATGTGCGTGGCCGGTGATCCGTCCAGGTAGTGATGCTCCACCGCGCCGCTGGCGTACTGCACCGCGCAGTAGATGAACGAATTGAACACGTCGGCATAAGGCACGTCGGTCACGGCCTGAGCCCCGCCAGAAAACTCCACCTTGTTGGCTTGGAACAGGGAATTGGCGTGGGTGATGGTGCCGCTGCCATAAAACGTGTGCAGCTTGCCGAAGGCGGCAAACAAGCCTTTGGTGCCTGCTTCCAGGTCTGCCACCTTTACCAGGCCGGGCCGCTTTTGCGTGGCCAGGCCGGTGGTGACATAGGCGTTTTTCATTTCGCGCAGGCGGTTGGCGTCCGATACGGATGCACCCTTGCGCAGGTCAATGCCCAAGTCGAAGCGGTCGAAGGTGATCTGGGACACGATCAGCTCCTGAGTGTGTAGCCGCCATTGGCGGTGCGCACCACTTGGCTTTCGCCGCGTGTGTCGGTGGCGGCGAAGAATCGGCGGTTTTCCTTCTGCTTCATCTTTTCTTTGGTGAGCATGTTCTGGAAGGTCACGGCCGCTGGCTGTGCGTCTGGGTGGCGGTAGTGCGCCTTGGCTGTGGCCAGGGCATACAAGAACACCAGGCGATCCGGCACGCTGGGGCGATCACTGGCGCGGTCGAAGCGGTTTTTGTCGGCCAGGTACTCCACGATCAGCTCATAGCGCTGGTCAGGAATGGGCCAGAGTTCGATCTGGCCATTCAGGTGGTCGTACTTCTCGGGCTGCTGGCGGATCGTGTCCAGGCTGCGGTCGTTTTCGGTGATGCCTTGAGTCAGTGGCGTGCGGATCGTGTCCGATTCCTTGAGCCATACCGACTTGACCAGGCCGGGGTCGATGTCCTCGTCCTCGGCGTCGTTGTGCCAGTCGTACAGGTAGGAGCCTGCTTCCAACTGGATGATGGTTTTTTTGCGCTGGGCAGGCGGCTGCAGCTCGCTGAAAACGTAGTCGTGGGCTTCTTGCAGGAAGCTCTTGATCACGGTGTCGTTGTTCTTGCTGGCGCTGCCCTGCGTGACGAAACCCAGCCGGGCGCGCAGCTCGGTCATCAGGTCGCCCAGGGTGCGGTGGCGTTCGCTAAGTCCGTTCATGGCTTACACCGTAGTCACGTTGAGGATGAGCTGACCAGACACGACGGATGCCGTGATGTTCAGAGCGGTTTTGCCAATCAGGCCGACGGTCTTGGCAGCGGTATCAACCGACGTGATCAGGCCGTTGGTGCCGTTGGTGCCGTTGGTGCCGGGTGTTCCAGGCGCGCCATCGTCGCCTTTCTCGCCACGGCCAAACTGGTAACCGGTTGACCAGTTGCCCGACGTGGCCGACAACTTGAAATAAAGCAGGCCGGTGTCGATGGCCAAGAAAGAAAACCCTTTGGGCTGCCCTGCAAACGTGGATCGTTCGCTTTCCAGTCCTTTGTAGTCGGCATTGAATGACGCGCCCACCGGGCCCTCGGGGCCTTCGATGGTCAGCACATCGGTGCCGGTCATCAGGTTCAGCACCTCAGTGGACAGCGAAGCGATGCTGACAATCGCATTCTTCAGCGTGCCGTCATCAGACTGCAAAAGGGCTTGATTGGTGCGCAGTGCGTTGATGCTCTCGGCCGCACGGTCAAGCTCGTCATTCAGCGCCGCGTGGTCTGTGCGGTCTGGGTTGTTGTCCAGAAAGTTCTTGGAGCGGTTGAAGGCGGGTGCTTGTGGCATGTTGTCTCACTTGATCTTGATGTTGGTCCAGGCGGTTGCTATTGCAGCGAGAAAGACCCCCACCACCAGCATCGGCTTGGCAACTTTGGCCAGCCACTCCAGCACGGTGAAAGCGCCTTGGGCTGCCTGGAATGCGCCCACCATGTCCTTGGTGTTTGACTCGATCTTGTCCACCTTCAGCTCGACGGTCTTGAGGCGTTCATAAATTTCGCGGTGGGATATTTCTTCTTGCATGTGCTGCCCTACAAAAAAACTCTTACCAAGACCAAACGCGCACGCGGCCAGCGCTACCAGCGCCCGAAGTTGCAGCGCCACCTGTCAAGGTGCAAGCGCCACCACCACCACCGCCAGGCGCAGTGCCTGCCGTGGCGACTGCGTTACCGCTGCTTTGTCCGTTGCCCGCTCCACCAGCGCCGCCGTTGGATGACGCGCCGCCCGGATAGCCCGCGCCAAACGAAGCACCGCCACCGCCAGCGCCGCCCATCACACATGAGCCGCCGTTGGAGTTGACGCCACCCGCGCCCGACGAATAGCCGCCCATGGCTGGGCTCAAGTTGTTGGTTGTCGTGGTGGCCAGCTCACCGCCACCACCATTGCCGCCGTTGGCGCTGGCACCGCCCTCCCCTGCTTTGCCACCGGCTGCAGTCAAGACAGCGCCAAACGTGGTGTTGCCGCCGTTGTTGCCAGTGGTCTGCGATGCCGTGGTCAGGCTGGCCACTGCAGCGCCACCAGTCCCGACCGTGACGGATTCAGTCGCGCCAAGCGCGGAAGCCATGAACAGGCGCGATGCAAACGCACCTCCACCGCCGCCACCGGCTCGGCCGCCAGACGATGCCGTGTGAGCGCCACCGCTCGCACCCGCGCCGATGGCTTCGACGTAAACCAGAATCGCGCCCTCGGGCTTATTCCATGTCCCGCTGGCGGTAAATTCCTGGTAGTTGGCAATGCCACCATCCACAAGCGGGCCTCCTGCGCTGACTGTTCCTGCGAGTGTTCTTGCCTTGCCCATCACGGACTCCTTTCGATGTTCTGAAAGGCCCCGATGGGCCTACTGCGTTTCGTGACTTAAAGTGGTTGAGTCATTTCAATTACTAGCTAAGCACCGGCACAACAGAGATGTGTTCTATTGCGGAAGCTCCATGCTTCAAGAGTTCCACATCGAGGTACGCCGTCAATTCGGCCGCGTCAAACGAGGCCAATGAGAATGTTGCAGTAACCGTCGCACTGGTAGAGCTAATTCCAGTCGTTCCTACGGTCAAAGTCCCGCCAACTGCGTTATCAGAGGCATCTTGAGAAGTGCCCAGCACTACAACCATATTTTGAGTGCCGTACCCACGAATCAAAATGGGTATCCGCTTTGTGATGAAACATTCCGATCCAACGGTTGTTTCACCTTGAACCATCACCGTGAGCCAGCCCGCAAGGGACTGCCGGTTATAAGCGTTTGGAATGACTGTAGATCGGGAGAACGTGAACAGGTTTTTGACCGTTCCAGACGCTGTTAGTCCTACCTTCTTGGTCTGTACCGCGATGCGTGAATGATCTTTGTGGTGCCACACCGCAGAGTTCTGAAGCAACAACCCCTTGTTTGGCGTTAAGGGCATGGCTTGTGCAGACGCATTTGATGGCACATTGAACTCGTTACCATCAAAAGTGACAATGCCATCACTGGTAAAAGTGTTGGCCTTAAACCCTGGTGTACCAACCTCAGACTCAGCCCCGCTAAAACGCATACCTTTTAAGACCGTGGTTGACGTTGAGCTAGTTTCAGTCAAGAAGTTGACGAACGTGTTCTCGACGTAACCACCGATGAATTGTGTGGCCTTGGTGCTCCACAGCACCACCACCGTTCCACCCGTTGCTCCGACTGTACGTCTTGCCTCAAACCTTGGATTGATAAACACATTGGCTTCGCCGGATTGAATCTCAACTGACGTGCCATCCATTTCAATGAACTGGCAGTCATAGAACGTGTTGAGGTTCGTGTTGGGTCCTGCGACTTTAAAGCCCTTGACCGTGGACGAAAAAACGACGCGGGTGAAGGTGTTTGCAATGAACATTTCATCGCACTCAAAGCCGCAGACCGTCGCCGACTCAAGCCAAATATCTATCAGTCGCCACTCGGTAATGACTCCTGTGGTGGTCAAACTGAAAGACCTGGTTCCGCCTCGCACCTGAAAACCTTCAAGCACCACGTTCCTGGAATTGGCGGCATCAGCTGCTGCGTTGATAAAAACAGGAAAAGTGTTTGCTGTTGCCGAAATAGTGGTCGCACCGATTATTTGGCCACTACCTTTTCCAGCGCCAACCACATGAGTGTTGTTGGGCAAGCTAAGCGATGCAGAAACTTTAAAGTGACCGGCACCCCACTCGCCTTTTAGGTTGTTGGTGGCGCAATAGTTGATCCAAGACTGGATGGCTGCCGTGTCGTCCGTCACGCCATCACCCACAGCGCCAAAATCTTTGACGCTCACCACCTCCCGTAGCTTGCTTTGCACCGTTCGAAACACAGCGCCAGTGCCAGACTGAATGAATCCCATGAGCGCCGATCCCGCGCTCGACATCAAGCGCGCAATGAACCCGGCAACCGTGGTAAAGAGCGAGCCCCCAGCGCCATCGGTTGCTGCGACTAGGCTGGCATTCAAATTCGCCACTGAAAAAACACCGTAAGCCACAATGTCCACGATGTCGCCAGCGGTCGCGCCCGTGGACAGCACAATGCTGGTGCCGTTGGTTGCCGTGAACTCTGAGACTGCCTGTAGCTTCAGGCCGTTGAGGTACACGTCAACGAATCCCACGTCATAAACAATGGCAAAAGTGGTCTGTCCTGCCGTGGCGGTGTATGTGGCGCGGTTGGTGGTGCCGTTGATTGCAGAGCCGACGGCCTTCCACACCGTTCCGGTGTAGACGCGCATTTCGCTGATCGAGGTGTCGAAGTACATCGCACCCGTCAGCAGAGGGTTGCCGTCGTTGTCGGTTGTTGGGGCCGCGCTCTTGGGGCCCAGGTACCGGTCTTCAAAGTCGTCAAACGACGCTGCCGCTGCGGTTGCCGATGTGGCCGCGTTGCTGGCTTGCGTGGTGGCAATTCCTGCCTGAGTGGTGGCCGTGGTGGCCGAAGTCGCTGCATTGGTTGCGCTGGTGGCTGCAGCCGTGGCACTGTTGGCAGCATTGGTGGCTTGCGTGCTGGCTGTTGTGGCCGATCCGGCGGAAGCCGTGGCACTGTTGGCCGCATTGGTGGCGCTGGTGCTGGCATCGCTGGCTTTGGTTGTGGCCGTGCTGGCGCTGGT